AGAGGTCACAGTCACGCGACCAGTGATAAAAGAAAATCGAATTGCGGAGAGCCTGCTCACGATAGAACTCATACTGTTTGTATACATCCATGAACATCTCATGCCAGACAGGATCGGAATGCCACTCAGGCTTACGCTCCAACAGCTCAAGATACCGGAACAATTGCTCTTCAACCATGTCACGCGGTAACAATGGGTAATAGTCATCCTCAAACTGGAACACACCAAATTCACCAATCCGGATCTGCTGACCAAACAACGCATCAAACGCAGTGTTCTGTTCGAGGGCCGCGGTCCACGCATCTGAACCTACAGCAACCGACGGTGCAGTGTTCACTGCCGCATCTTCATCGTCCAACCACATATCGACCATGATCCAGTCCTGCTTGTAGCGGCGACGCTCGCGTACCGGACCTCGGACATTGGTCCAAAGGGTGCGGTAGTTCGCACCGTCATAATAAAAGTCAGCACCGAAACCTGACATTTGAGAAACGAAATCTTGACCTAATTGAGCCATGGGTAATCCTCCAAAAGTTATGAACCCACTTGCAATAATACATAACTCAATCAGTAATGCAACAGTTTGTGTAACTAGCTACAAACTTTCCTTATATAGGAGTTCTGGGAAAGAAATGATTTTTATTTTTTTTTTTTCAAATGTGGCGTGACAAACGTGACAACGTGACAAAAAAGACTGAAACGCTTTGATAGCTAGTGTTTCAGCTTGGCACACTTCTTTGAGATTTGTCACACTTGTCACACTTCTTTGCAGTAACTTTGAGAACAGAGGCCGATTTTCAACTCAATGGAAACTTTTTTGATACATTATCTTTCGCCAACCCCCTATATAGGAGAAATCGATGAGCGATAAAATCGCCTCGCAGGTAGAAGAAAGAGAAGGTCGTAAACTGACCAACCGTCAACGTGAGTTTGCACGGTTATATGTTGAGGGTGTGTACTCGAATGCGGAGTGTGCCAGACGTGCAGGCTTCTCAAAAGACACCGCTCATATTTATGCCCACAAACTGCTGAAAGGACAAGAGCATCCGCAAGTGCTTGAGTACATCAAAGAACTGCGGGAAGAAAGGGAGCGTCGATACGGAGTGACCATGATCGGTCAGCTTCAGCGACTGCATCAACTTTCACAGGGAGCCGAAGAGGCCGGACAATTCTCTGCCGCAATCAACGCGGAGAAAATCAGGTCAGCACTCGGAGGCCTGACTATCGACAGGCGTGAGACAGTCAACAAACTGGATGACATGAGCCGCGCTGAGATCATCGCCCGTCTGGCTGATCTTCAAAAGAAATATCCGAACGCATTCATTGAGGGAGAGTACAAAGATGTCACGGGGACCGGAGTCGAACTTTTGGAACACGATCCGGCAGAACCTGCCGAAGGGTTCATACGCGTGGAGACTCGAGAATCGCGTGTCAGCGGGGATGCCTGACGTATATGCAATATGGGAAGGTTACCCTCTCTGGATAGAACTTAAAGTTATAAAAGCTAACTCAGTCAGACTCAGCCCACAGCAGGTCGCTTGGCATACGGCTCACAGCCACGCAGGAGGCCTCAGCTTCATCTTAGTAAAGAGTACCAAGGATCGAGGTCTATTTTTATTTGAGGGGCGTACAGCGCGTTCTGTGGCCTCTGAGGGGGCCTGTTACGCGGAAGGTTTTAGGTCCGCGGACCTTGGGGCGGTGTTCGAGGAGATGAAAGCCGTGTCTATTAGACATTGGTCTAATTGCCTGCGGCCCTGCGGCCCTGCGTCCTAATAAAAAAGCCCCACCGGAGTGGGGCTTGGCTTCCTTAGATTGGAGGACTAAGAAACTTGGGGTAATTCTGCGGCCTGCGGCCCTGCGTGTCAAGTCCTGCGGCCCTGCGGCCCGGCGTAATAGACGACAGGAATAGGGAGCGGTCCATCTTCCGATGGACCGAGGGCCGCGGATCATACCGCGGCGATTAGTTCTGGATTGTCGATGATGAAAGGGGACTCGGATTTTTTAGCCTGGTGTCCTTTCACGCGTAAACCGATAACACTATCGACCTGTTCTAGGTTAGCCAGGTCTGATATGTCGCCGTCGAACACGGGCCGCCCTAGAAACTGACTAGGCAATCCGCCGCGGAAAACCGCGGTCACTGGTACGCGATGCTCGAGAGCGCGTTTTACTTGGTTCTGGAATCCGTCCGCCTTGGAATAAGAAAACATCAACCGGTAGTTGCTCGGCGTTTTGCCGAGTCTGGCCGGTAATTTGGTGTAGTCATACGAAAACAAGGCGCGGAATTCATCCTCAAAGTCTAGGTAATTTTCCCATGGGATATCTGACAAAACATTGAGGCGCGTTACCGGTACGACGTTTTGCTTGCCGCACAATCTGATGAAATTGTGCAGCTCTCTTTTCAGTGTGGACAAAAACGCGTCGCGGTCCGAGTGCCAAAGATTGGTCCGGGCCTGCCGTCCGTCGATGACGTTTTGCATAATGCCGCGACCACTCGAGCGCAAACAATCTTCCGCGCACTCTGCGAGCCACCGAGCCGGACAAAGTGTATCGTCTGGCATTAATGACAGCGAAAGGATGCGGATTTTTGAGCCACCGACTAGGCTTTTTTCTGATTTTGCGACCTTGGTATTTGTCGCGTCGATGCTAGATAGTCTCTGAAACATGGGTTTTTCCTCCAATAGAATGCCCAACCAAAATAATAGCACAATTTGTTATGTAATCAAACTTTTTTCCTGCGGCCCTGCGGCCCTGCGTATGTAGTGCCTGCGGCCTGCGGCCCGGCGCCAAATAGCCCGGACAAAAAGAAAGGAGCCTTTCGGCTCCTTTGGTGGTGGGAGGGGGCTTACGCCCGCTCCATGCAATCAACGCCTTCGTCAATGACTCGGTCCACTTCGACCTCGGCATCTTCGACAGCGATTGAGATGTCCTTGATCAGGTCGTCAAGATTCAACTCTTCGCGGTCCAAGAACAAGCATTGATACAACTCATCCAACCGAGTCCGCGCTTCGCAGAGGTGGTTTGAGATGTCTTGTAGTTCCTTACTGATTTCTTTGTTAGTCATGTTTTAGTCCTCCAAAAAGGGCTTGATTGCCCGACCTCCATAGTACCACAACTAGTTGTGTGGTCAAGGTCCAATGGTCTAATTGCAATGGTGCGGTGCACAACGGCCTGCGGCCCTGCGGCCCGGCGCTCAATAGTCCTGCGGCCCGGAAAAAGAAAGCCCCCTTTCGGGGGCTTGATCCGGAGGACTAATCCGAAAGGACTATCTCCTGCTCGATTCGATCCCATGATCTGACGAAGGAGTCACCTGTACTTTGGTGCTCCTCCCATACCATGTGCTCGATACCCTGGTCGGCCAGGGCGCGGAGGAATAGTCGGGCGTCGCAGTCTTCTTCGAGAGCGTACGTCCTGAACTCCGCGGAGTAGTAAGAGTAAGGGGAGAAGGTCGCGGCCTTGATGCCGCTCTCCTTCATCTGTTCTTCGGTGACCAGTAGCCAACCGTGTGCCGGATCACTTGTCCAGCCAAGACTCATTGGTGCTTTCAATTGTTTATCTCCAATTCTTTGAGAAGCTCATAGAACTTCTCATCTCCAACAGCGGCACGAACCCCGCCAAAAATCCCAGTCCCTAGCCAAAAGTCTGTGGAGTCTGAGCCTTCGTTCATGTAAGAGTCTGCTTCGAGCAGGGCGTCTTTTAGTTCTTTATTAATCTCCATAAATAGTTCGGGGGCTTTCGCCCCCGCCTCCTTTACAGGTTGTCCATTATCTCGAGGTTGTCCATTATCTTGCGAACGCGAGCGTCTATGTCCTCGGGCATCTCGATGTTGTCGTGCTCGAACGTGTTGCACGCGACCGAGTTCAGGCCGTAGAACCGAGCACACTGTGCCAAGAATGGCAGGTGCTTAACGATCAAGGCGCGGTTGGTTGTGTCCAACGGAGAGAATGCACGATGGCACGCGGCCAATGCGTCCTCGATGTAGAACTGACGGGTATCGGCGATGCCGATGTCGGTAAGCTTCTTTCTTAGTTCATTCATGTTTTAGTCCTCCAAAACGTCGGGTTATTCCGACAAAGAAAGTATCTCAAATAACACACGTTTACACAAGTATTTATTCTTATACAAAGGTCTAATGGACCTGCGGCCCTGCGATCCGGCTCCTCATATACCTGCGGCCCTGCGATCCGGCGCCAAGGACCGCGGCTCGAGAACAAAAAAAAGGGGGCTTACGCCCCCAGTCTCCGCCGAATCTTCGGCTTCACTTTGTACTCTCGAAGCTTGATCGAGGGCCGAGCTGGTCCTCGAAGCGCGGGTAGAATGTAAGTGGGTATCACCCACCTCCGAAGCTTGATCATAGAATCCATACCCCAGACGTTCTGAATCTCGCCATTAACGAAGTGAGCCAGCATGGCTCCAGTCTGAGGCTTTCGGACATTGATTTTATGTGGGTTTCTAAATTTGATTCTACCGAATCGGTAAAAATGAATGGATTTTTTCATGTTTAGTCCTCCAAAGAGAGGGGGCCGAAGCCCCCTCGGATTATGCAAGACGCTTGAACGTCTTGCGGTAGTGAGCCTTGACCATGTGCTCATCGATAAACGACTCGCGGTACTCGGCCTGACCTGTCGCGACCAAGTGGTCGCGCAGTTCTTTCTTGCTCGCATTGAGCGCCTTGATCATGTCATCGATCAGCTCGAGCTTCTCGAATCCAGTAGCTTTGGCGTACTTACGCGCTTGATGTTGAGTGATCATACTCAAGTCCTCCAATGGATTATGAAAAATGACGCAGTTCGCCTGCGTCGGGCTTCCGGTGTATCGCTTGACGGCCTACCGCGTGCGCGGATCAGAGGCGTGCGCCCGACTTTCACGGGAGGGCTGGCGACTGAACGCCCGCGGATTCTGCCCGCGGCCCTGTATGTAATACAGGTTACACTAATTCTTGTGTGAGGTACACAACAAATCCAATTATTTTCTTATACTTTAGTCTAACGCACCATGTGCGCCCCGCCCCACGGGGGTTACTTGGTCAAAAAGTGTACACGCACCGCGTGCGGGTCGACCCCCTACCCCCTAAATATGGGGGACGGTGCAACTTGGCACGCGCTTTGCAGTTGGTTATACAGTT